GCTGACGCACAAAAGTTTTGGGGTAAATGGGTAAAAGACGTTCAACGATTAGATGAATGCTATAACACTGACATCTGGAACCCATTCCCCAATTTTACTTGTCGTAAGTTTTGTCCCGTACTGGATTGTGAGCACAACGGTAGAGGTTGATATGAAGAAACCAGAAGATAAAAAACGACTGCTGCATGAACTGAAGGAAGAATTTGAGGCGGAATTGGCGGATACTGACGCCGATGTAGATGCCATCATCGACAAACTAGAAGCAGACTTTGAGAAGGAGTTTGGTTATGCCTTACGTCAACAAACCTAGACCCTACAAAAAAGAATATCAGCAGCAGAAGGCCCGAGGTGAGGGGCCAGCCCGCGCAGCCCGAGAGCGGGCACGGTACGAGATGGATCATCCGGGTAAGGACGGCAAAGTTATCAAGCGCAAGGGCAAGGACATTGAGCACATCAAGCCCCTAAGCAAAGGTGGAGACTCTTCTCTATCGAATCTTCGGCTTGAATCCCCGCACGACAATCGGAGCTTCTACCGAAACAGCGACCACACGGTTAAGAAAAACGCCTCACGCAAGAAAAAATAATCAGGCTAGCCGGCTAGCCTAAAAAGGAAAAGACATGGAAAACGATTTTGGTACACCTGCTCATATTTTAGTTCGCCGCGACGATCCCGCGACCAGCCATGCAGCCGCAGAATCTGTGGATACCAAACGTCTAGAACGGTTGGTGTACGAAACGATTGCTGCCCATCCTGACGGGTGCATTCAAGATGAAGTGTTGGCGTTGCATCCGGGTAAACCATATTCCAGCGTCACCGCTAGATTTCGAGCGTTACTGGATAAAGGTTATGTCGAAGAAGCGGGGTTCACACGCCCCGGTAATTCTGGGAAACAACAACGAGTGTTAAAAGCAAAACTGTTGCGGGACAGCAATGGAAATAATTGAAGACAAGTACCTTGCGGTACGCACAAGAAACCCCGATAAAATCACCAAAGCAATCAAACGAAGCCAAGTAATACGCAAAGAAGACGATATTTCTACGGTTGCCGTAGAGTGGGATTTAGAAGAAGCGCAATGGCTACGGTATTTGAATTTCAAGAATGTCCCATCCCCCATTCGCCGGGATTACGGGTGGCCGGGACTTTTTACTCCGATGGCGCATCAGCGGGACACCGCCGAGTTTCTTACCCTGCACAACCGAGCGTTCTGTTTCAACGAGCAGGGCACGGGGAAGACCGCTAGCGCCATTTGGGCATCGGAGTATTTGATGTCGGAAGGGGCCATCAAGCGAGTGCTGGTGGTGTGTCCGTTGTCGATCATGCAAGCCGCATGGCAGCGCGACCTCTTCAACTTCGCGATGCACCGCAAAGTCGGGGTAGCCCACGGGGACAAAGACAAGCGGGTAAGAATCATCCGAGGCGACTACGACTACGTCATCATCAATTTTGACGGCGTTTCCATCGTGGCTGACGAGATTGCGAAGGGCGGCTTTGACCTCATCATCATTGACGAGGCGAACGCCTACAAGACGGCGACCACCAAGCGATGGAAGGCGATGAACAAGTTAGTGACCACTAACACGTGGCTCTGGATGATGACAGGGACGCCTGCGGCGCAGTCTCCGGCGGATGCTTATGGGCTGGCTAAGATGTGCGTGCCGCACAACGTCCCGAAGTTCTACACGACGTTCAAAGAGTCGGTCATGGTGCAGATAACCCGGTTCAAGTGGATTCCGAAGCCGAATGCATCGACCATCGTCCACACGGCTTTGCAGCCTGCCATTCGGTTTGAGAAGAAAGATTGTTTGGATTTGCCGCCCATCACTTACACCGACCGGGAAGCGGCGTTGACGCCGCAGCAGAAGAAGTATTACGAGCTTTTGAAGAAGGAGTTTTTGGTCATGGCTGGGGAGGAGGAGATCACCTCGGCCAACGTAGCGGTGAATCTCAACAAGCTCCTGCAAATCTCAGGTGGCGCGGTGTATACCAACTCTGGGGCGACCGTGGAGTTTGACGTATCGAACCGTTTGAGCGTGGTGGATGAAGTCATTGAGGAGGCGTCGCACAAGGTGCTGGTGTTCGTTCCGTTTACACATACCATCGACCTGTTAAAAACTCACCTTGTGAGCAAACATATCCCCTGCGAGGTCATCTCGGGATCGGTGAGCGCGACCAAGCGTAACGACATCATCCAGCGGTTTCAGACCAAAGATGAAGACGACATCAAAGTCTTGATTATCCAGCCTGCCGCTGCGGCGCATGGCATCACGCTCACTGCCGCCGACACCATCATCTGGTATGCGCCGGTCACCAGCACTGAGATTTATTTGCAGGCGAACGCTCGTATCGACCGGCAGGGGCAGAAGAACGCGATGACGGTGGTACACATTGTGGGTAGTCAGATCGAACAGAAGATCTACCGCATGCTGCGGGAGAAATTGGGTGACCACGCAAAGTTGATTGATTTGTACCGGGAGGAGTTGACACAGTAAATTTAATCCTTCACCATCCGCACATAACAACGAATTAGAGGACAAGACATGGATACTGATGAATACGGTGTAGACACCATCGTAGAAGCGTTCATCGCTTTGCGAGACCAGAAGCAGGCTATCGAGCGCGTTACGGCGCAGCAGGTTGCCGCAATTGAGGCCGACATGGAGGTGCTGACCGTTGCACTGAAAGACCTCTGCAAAGTAATCGGCGCGGACTCTATCCGCACGAGCCACGGTACGGTTATCCGTAGCGTGAAGAAGAAGTACTGGACGAATGACTGGGCGTCCATTCACAGCTTCATGAAGGAGCACGATGCTTTCGAGCTTCTTGAGAAGCGCATCCACCAGTCAAACATGAAGGAGTTTCTTGAGGCTAACCCAGACTTGCACCCCGCAGGTTTGAACGTGGACTCCGAATACTCCATTACCATTCGTAAGAAATCCTAAGGATAAATAAGATGAACAATATGATTCCGTTCAGCACCAATCTCGTCCCCGACTACATCCGTGAGGAGGGGCAGTCCGAGTTGACCAAAGACCTGATGCAGAAGATGGGGGGCGTAAACAAGCGCATCTCCATCCGTGGCAAGGTGTTCCGTCTGGTCGTCAACGGCGAGGAAGTGGCGAAGAAGAAGGACGAGTTGGATGTCATCGTGGTGAACGTCGCCAAGGATGTGTCCCGCACCTACTACGAAGGGACGTATGACCCGACTGCGGAAGCCGCCCCGCCGACTTGCTGGTCGGCTGACAGTAAGGTGCCGCACCCGAGCGTGGAGAACCCGCAGCACAAGAACTGCAACGACTGCCCGATGAACATCGCCGGCAGCGGTCAGGGCAACACTCGTGCCTGCCGGTTCAAGCAGCGGATTGCGGTGGTGTTGGCTGACGACATCGACAGCGGCGTTCACATGCTGGAGATTCCGGCGACTTCTCTCTTCGGCAAGGGTGACATCTCCCACATGCCGTATCAGCAGTACTTCAAGTACGTCGCGTCGCAGGGGCATTCCATCGACCGTCTGGTTACCCGCATCTCGTTTGACGACGACGCGGATACGCCGAAGCTGTTCTTCGCCCCCATCGGCTTCCCGAGCCGTGAGGCGCTGCCTAAGCTCATCGAGCACGGGCAGTCCACCGAGGCCAAGATGGCGGTCACCATGACTGTCTATCAGGCCGACAAGGGGCAGAAGGCGCTTCCGTCGCTGAAGGACGCCATCAAGGCCAACGGTGGCGAAGTGGAAGAGAGCGAGCCGGAGGTTAAGCCGGCGAAGAAGAAGGAAACCTTGGCGGAAAAGCCCGATGTCAACGCCGTGCTGGCGAAGTTTGCCAACAAGAGCAAGCCCGCCGCCACTGAAGTGGACGACGAGTAAATGGATAACCGAGGCTACAGTGCGCGAATCATCGACGCGAACCGTCGAGCGTCTGATAGCCTCGGTGTCCGGTTAGGCCGGTACTGCATTAGTCGAGACATCCCCGCCATTGATATGGCGGGGTACTTTGGGGTTTCCAAAATGACGATCTACAAGTGGTTTACCGGCAAGTCGGAGCCGAGGGCGGTCTATGGCGAGAAGATTCAAGCGTTATTAACTAGCGGGGGATGGGAATAGATTAGAAGAAGAGAAAGACATGAACACAACGACATTTATGGAAAAGGTACTTCCCGCTGATGGGGTGTACTGCATAGTCGGATTAAAAGAGGGGAGCAACCCCCGCACATTTTTCTACCGCGACATCCCCGGTGCGGTAGCCAAGGCAGAAGAACTCTCGGGGCAGTCCTATAACGCCTACTTTGCTTGCGCGTCGTTTGAAGAGGAAAGCGGCGGTCGCAAGACGACCAATGCTCATGCGCTCCAATCGTTTTACGTTGACATCGACTGTGGTGTAGGTAAGCCATATGCAGCGCAGGCTGATGGTTTGGAGGCGTTGTCGGTGTTCTGCGAGGCAAAGGGTTTACCCACGCCGACCATCGTGTCTTCTGGCTACGGCATCCATGCCTATTGGATAACGTCGCGCTCTATGACCCGCAGCGAGTGGAAGCCGACTGCGGAGCGCCTCAAGACGCTGTGCAGGGAGGAAGGTCTTAGGATCGACATGAGCGTCACAGCGGACGCTGCACGCATCCTGCGCGTCCCCGGCACCTTCAACTACAAGCGCGACCCGGTGCCTGTAGAGGTTCTTTTGGAAGGCGAGGAGTTTGAACTAGCGGATTTCACCCGTTTGCTGGGCGTGACGATCCTCCTGTCCGAGCCGCCGGATTACTTGCGGACAGGCCCAAGTGAGTTGATGAAGTCCTTGTCAGACGACCGCCAGAAGCGGTTCGTGTTGATTATGGAGCGGTCGGCACGAGGGGATGGGTGCCAGCAGTTGGTCTATATCGCGACTGAGCAGGAGAAGATTGGCTACGACCTGTGGCGTGCAGGGCTGTCGATTGCGCGTAACTGCACCGACTTTGAGGTCGGCATTCACGCTATTTCGGATAAACACCCCAGCTACGATTTTGAAACGACGATACGGAAGTCGGAGGATTTGATCGACAAGCCGTACAAGTGCGAGACCATTGAGTCCTACAACCCCGGCGGTTGCAAGGGATGCCCACACAAAAAGAAGATTAAGAGTCCGATTGTGCTGGGAGTCGAGGTTCAGACCAGCGAAGAAGAGGTGATTGTAGAAATCGAAGAAGGCGGCGACCCCGTCGAGTACGAAATCCCAACATTACCTAAGCCTTATTTTAGAGCTAAATCTGGAGCTATTTATGTAGCAAATGGAGACGACGAGCCTGAGTTGGTTTATGAGCATTCTCTCTATCTGGTGAAGCGCATGACCGACTCGGTGCGCGGTGACCTTGCGTTGGCACGGCTGCACTTACCCAGAGAGAAGGCGCGGGAATTCATCGTCCCGCTGTACGCTATGACCTCTAAGGACGAGCTACGGAAGGTGCTGTCAGCCAATGGAGTCATCAGCGCCGGGAAAGCGTTGGAGCGGCTGATGTGGTATCTCATCAGTTGCGCGAAGACGCAGCAGGTAACGATGGATACGGAGATTTTGCACGCTCAGATGGGTTGGGCAGAGGGCGACTCCAAGTTCATTCTGGGCACCCAAGAAATCGGAGTGTCCGAAATCCGGTACAGTCCACCATCCGAAACTACCGAGTCGGTCGCCACCCTGCTGCATGCCAAGGGGGCACTTGTGGAGTGGAAGCGAATCACCAAGACTTACGCAGCGCCGGGAGCAGAGGGCTTCGCTCTGCCGTTCTTTGGGGGCTTTGGCTCCCCGCTGATAAAGTTCACTGGCTACAACGGCGCTATGTTCGCTCTGGTTAGCCCCAACTCAGGGACAGGTAAGACGACCATCATGCGGATGGTCAACAGCATCTGGGGGCATCCCAGCAAGCTTCTGTCGGTAGAGGCGGATACCTACGCCCACAAGATTTACCGCGCTGGCGTGTTGAACAACCTGCCGCTGACAGTCGATGAAGTAACCAACATGCCGATGGATGTTGCGTCCAAGTTGGTTTACGCCATCCCGCATGGTATGGGGCCGGGGCGGATGCAGTCTCAGGTAAACATGGAGCGGAAGAACGACACCACATGGTCGCTCATCGGTCTATGCACTTCCAACGCTTCCATCGTGGACAAGCTTTCATCTGGTAAGTCCACCGCCAACGGCGAGTTGATGCGGTTGATTGAGTACCGGGTCGAGTCACTGAACCTGATGTCGAAGACCGAGGCTTACGAGTTGTTTGAAGTCACCCTGATGGAGAACTACGGGGTCGCTGGGACGCTCTACGCCGAGTGGGTGGTGCGGAACAAGGATGAGGTCATCCGTCGCATCCGGGCGATGCAGGAGTACATCGACAAGCGGGCCAAGCTGGATAACCGGGAGCGGTATTGGTCGGCGTGCTTTGCCGCCTGCATCGTCGGGGGGCAGATTGCCTACGAGTTAGGGCTACATGAGATTCCGGTAGAGCCGGTGCTGGAATGGATTTTCTCGCATTTGATTCCATCCCTGCGCCGCGATGTGGCGAATGCGGTGCCTGAGATTGCAGATGTCCTCGGGGATTTCTTGAACGCTCACCGGGACAGCGTGCTGGTCATCAATAACAGCACCGATGGAAGGTCTGCCTTGGCACCCTTGGCGATACATTCTCCCCACAAAAATCTGTCTATAAGGTTTGAGCCAGATGTGAAGAAGCTGTACATAAGCACCAAGGTGTTTAAGGATTTCTGCACCGAGCGGCAGGTGATGGTTAAAGACTTGCTGGGAAGCTTCAAAGACAAAGGGGCGTATCTGGGAGAGCAGAAGAAGCGGATGGGTAAGGGCACTAACATCGACTCCCCCGCCGTGCGCGTGTATGAGTTCTCGTACAACGGGGAAGACTTCTATGGAATTGAGGGGGCACCCCCGGAGGCGCGTTGATTCATATTCCCCCTCGTGATAACCTTTCTTTGTACGTGTCTTTCCTCTTGTGTTGTAATTAGCCCCGCCAAGTGCGGGGCTTTTTTTACTCTTCTTCCGGCACAAGGGCTTGCAGATTGCGGACTTCTCTACTCATCGGCTTACCAAGGTACACGCCATACGTCTGAGCCATCTGACGTTGCTTCACTTGGTATTGTTTTTCCGATTTATGGATAGTGTCGGAAGTGATGGGTTTAACGATTGATGCTCCCGGCCCCTTGGTGTTGAAGTTGTGGATTTGCCGGCGGATCTCCAGAATCTCATCAAGGTCGTTCTCTTGCTTTGCAAGGTTCAAGCGGGCCAGAAGCGCCGTTCGACGTTCCGTTCCATTACGCTGCGCCGACTTCATGATTTCGTTGGCGGCGTAACGGTCGCCTAGATCTTTGGGCGTGAACCCAAAGAACTGCATAACGAGTTCGTACCCATTCGGGTCGTCCACAAGCTTCACACCTTCCTTAGTCGTCGCCCCCTCGATACCAAACCGAATCGATTTCAGCATATTGCGAATAGTCGCAGGGAGCATAGCCTCGATGCCTCGCTCTGTGTGCCCCTGCTCGATGTCGTTCATGCCGCGCCGGAAGTTGTTCACGATACCCATTGCCGGCCCAAGCGCGAGTTCAGCGACGTAGGTAGGCATCCCGACTTCCGCCAAACGCTTCGGGTCGTCGCGCCAGACGAGGTCTGTGAAGCCCGTGCGGCTTGAGATGTCCGCACCAGTCAGTTCACTCATAGGCCCGCGTAGCGCCCACGAGGCTTCGCTACGGAGGATGTCGCCTTCAAGGTCAAATGGCTCGTCGTCGTCCCCGAGGATGGCAGAGGCGATGAGGTTTAGCCCGCCGAAGAACGGCATGCCCTTGATGCCAGCAAAGGTGAACGCCATGCCGTTGATGTAACCGAATTGCTTCCGAGCGATGGAGCGTTCTTCCTTGGTGGCCCCGCTGCCGGGGCCGAACGCTTTGGCGAACAGCTTGGACGCCAGAAAAATCTGAGCCAAGGCAAACCGCTTGAACGTCCCCACGATCTTGCCAATGTCGGACTGGAACAACGCAGGCCCAGTCTCAGACATCGAAGAGCCGTTGGCTTCTTCAACCGTCTCAATAGCTTTGGCGGCTGCACGCTCCGCAATTTCTTGGTCTGAGAGCTTCCCCTGCTTTTTGAGCTTGTTGTACTCAAGCTTGTACGCCGCGAGGAGGGTTACCTCACGGTTGAAGCGTTCCGAGTTTTGGAATATCCAGCTAAGGTTGTTCTCAACTTTGTTCCATGTGTTGAGGATCTTGTCAGCCCCGGTCTCTTCCTTCTCGGTCTTGACGCTGTACTCGCGCTGGTACTGGAGGTCTTGTCCAGTAGAACGTCGAATAGCACCGGCATTGACCGCACGCTGCCACAACTCCTGCATGTGCTTCGGGATGTCTGGACGAGACCCGTCCTTCCGAGTACCAAAGAACGTGAAGTCGGTAAGCGGCTTCCCAGTGAATATATTTTCCATCGTGCTGTTGTTGTCACTGCCCCCACGGAAAAACATCTTGCTGGCTTCTGACATGGCACGGAGGGATTCCCCCGCACCGTACTCACCCGCCAGCAGGCTGTAGGTCACAATCGGAAGCTGCGTCAAGTTGACAACAGCGGAAGAGATGTTGCCGAGCAGGAAGAACCGATAGCTGTTGTAGCCAACAAACGAAGCGATCTTGCCCCAAGTGCCCTTCTGCATCGGGGACTTCATGTACCCCTCTCGCTTGATCAGAGAGGCATCAATGGCCTTCATAATCCAAGAAGTGGTCTTACCCTCAGTACCTATCAACCCCTTCGCCTCAGAAAGCGCATCGTCAATCTTGGTCACATGGTCGAACTGCACGACGTTCATCGCCATGCGAGTACCCACATCAGCCAGCGCCGACAGCGCATCCTCCCGGTAACCCAGCTTGCCTTCACGAGGACGGAACTGCTGCATCACCGAGTTCGACGGGAAGAAGTTGAGATAAGACTGGAACACCGCGTCTATCACGCTCGAATCGACGTTCTTCTCTTTGAGGAGCTTGATGACTTCCTTGAACTGACTGGTCGGCGGCAACTTGTCCACATCGAGGTCGGTGATGCGCTCAAAGTCGATGATGTCCTTGGCTTTGATACCCTGCGATAAAATCTGGGCACGATACCGACGACGTTCTCCGGGGGTTTCAAACGCGAGGATGTTCTCCTGACCTTTGGAGTCGATGAACTGCATCCAGTAGTCGCCCTTGCGCCACAGCGGGAAGTACGGATTAAGCTGCCGCTCCAGCATCTGGATGAGGATTTTGTTACCAGTTCCCAGAGCGCCCACCTTGTCAGAGACTTCTTGGATCAAACCTCTGAATTTAGCGCCATACTCGGCGTAAATATCCCGCAAGTCGTAGTACAGCTTCTGTACATCCGCCGGCAGCGCATCGAAATCCCGTTTGAGGTCTACCCACTGCTGGTACTTCTCAGGCTCATCTGCCTGCATTTTCTGCAACTCAGTGGGGGTCGCTTGGAAGTTAAGCTGGTCTCTCGTGGAGTCATGCACGATCCGGTCAAATTCCTTCTTAACCTTTAGCGGGTGCTTGTTGAACAGCTTCTTAGCGGCATCAATAAACTTCTCGATGCGCTCGCGCTGCCGGTCAATCTCGGCGTTGCGTTCCGCAATGCGGTCTCGCAAGGACAATATGGATTTACCCAAGTCAGGGCTGACCAGAGTAGCCACATCCGCTAGCTGCTTAAGACTTAGTAAGCTAAACGCAAGGTCACGCATGACCTCGGAGAAATTGACGACCTTGTCGAGGAACCACTTGGCGATATCGCGCCCTGCCCATACGGGCATTTTGTCGATGAGATCGTCAAGATACGTGAACACCGCGTCCTTAATCTTGTCGGCGTTCTTTGCAAGGTCGGTGGACTTATCCAACCGCTCCGCAGGATCAAACGTCCGCTTCACCGACTCCGCTACAGGGCGCTCACGCGGGATGTATTCCTTGGGCGCAGGAGCAGCGGGGGGAGGAGTAGGAGAAGGCGTAGCCGACTCGCTTGGTGCAGCCTCAAGCGGCATAGGCGACGAAGGAGTAGCCCCCGGAGAAATTGATTTAATGAACTGCTCAATCTCTGCTTCCGGGATCGAGAAGAAGTCAGAAGACACGCGCAGTAGCTGAGACAGGGCGGTATTAGCCCGTGCCGGTATACCAAGAAGGTCTCGGATGAGATCTATGAACTTGTCAAAAACAGTTTGATTGGTTGCGGGATATGAAATGCT